CGTTCGAGCAGCTGGAGATCAGCGCCGCCGAAATCAGTGCCGCCCTGGGCGGGGTGTACAAGCGTGTCACCTGGGACCCGGAGAACGTTGACCACGTCTTCATCACGAAGGTTGACGCGGACATGGCGTGGCCGGAGTTCCGGTGGGGCAACCTTGTTGCGGTCACGTTCTGGCGGACCGTCGGGGCGGAGAACAACACCATCTGGCGGCACCTCGAACGCCACGAGCTCGACAACTCGGGTGTGGGTGTGATCATCCATGGCCTGTACCGGGGCACCCCGGAGAACCTCGGCCAGCTCATGCCGTTCGCGGACCACAAGGAAACCGAGTGGCTCGCCTCCCCCGCTGTCGCGTCGACCCTGATCGACGGGAACACCATCAGCACCGGCACCCCGGGACTGGCTGTGGTGTACGCCCCGAACATCGCCCCGTCGGCGCTGTGGCGCAGCGACCCGGTCGGGGCGAACCTCGGCCGCTCCGACCTGGAGGGGATCGAGCAGAAGCTCGACGCGCTCGATGAGCTGTACTCGGCATGGTTGCGGGACGTGCGCCTCGGCAAGGGCCGCCTCATCGTCGGCGAGTCCATGCTCCGGGACCTCGGCGCGGGCATGGGGGCCGGGTTCGACCTGGACAAGTCCATCTTCACCCCGGTCAAAGCCGCCCCGTCCTCCGCCGGGTCCGAGAAGATGGCCATCGAGAACGTCCAGTTCGACATCCGCACCGAGGACTTCCTCAAAGCGATCGACCACTTCCGCCGCATCATCCTCGCCGCCGCCGGATACTCCCCCTCCACGTTCGGGCTCACCGACGACGGCTCCGCGATGACCGCCACCGAAGTCGCCGCCCGGCAGTCCCTGTCCTTCACCACGAGGAAGCGGAAGATCCTCGGCGTGAAGCCCGCGGACGAGAAGATCCTCGCCAAGGCCCTCGCCGTAGACGCGTGGGTGTTCCCCGGCAAGGGAGCCCAGCCGGTGCAGGTCACGGTGGAGTTCCCGGACGGCGTCCAGGAGGACCCGAAGGCCGTGGCCGAGCAGAACCAGCTGGACTACAACTCCCAGTCCGCCTCCATCGAGGAGCGGGTGCGGAAACGTAACCCGGACTGGGACGACACGAAGGTCGAGGAGGAGGTCGGCCGGATCCGGGAGGACTTCAGCCTCGGTGCCATGCAGGACCCGGGAACGTTCGGGATCGACGGCGCCGGCATCACACCCCAGACCGACCCAAGCCTCACCGGATAGGATGCACCCATGGCGATCCGCCCGGATGATGCCGCCGTGCTGGCCAAGGACCTCCGCGAACTGTTCGCGGAGGCCGAAACTGTGCTGTTGCAGCGCATCGCCCGCGCCCTCGCCAAAGGCGCTGACTCGCCGGACTGGGCTGAGCAGAAGCTCTTGGGCATTCAGGCGCTCTCCCGGCAGGTCGATGCGATCCTCGCTGACCTCGCCGCGGGTGTGCCTGGCGCTGTGGAGCGCGCCGTCGGGCTCGCCTACAACCGCGGCGTCGCCACCGCGGGGACGGAGCTGACCGCAGCAGGGCTCGTGCACGGCGCGTTCGGGGAAGTCCAACCCACTAGCGCGGCGGCCGCTATCATCTCGGAGACGACGGCCCGGCTGACGCCGATGTCGTTCCAGATCCGCCGCGCCACCATGGACGTCTACCAGCAGGTCGTTACTCGAGTCGTGGCGCAGACGGCGCTGGGGACCATGACCCGGCGGGAAGCGTCCCGCGACATCCTCACCCGGCTCGCCGCCCAGGGCGTGACCGGATTCCGGGACACCGCAGGCCGGAACTGGAACATGGCCTCCTACGCGGAGATGGCCGCCCGGTCCGCGACGTCGAACGCGATGCTGCAGGGCCACACGGACCGCATCACCGAACTCGGCATTGACACGGTGATCGTCTCGGACGCTCCGGAGGAGTGCAAAGTCTGCCGCCCCTTCGAGGGCAAGGTCCTCAGCCTGTCCGGCCGCACCACGGGACGGCTGAAGGACGGCAAGACCGTCGTCGCGTCCCTCGCCGACGCGAAGTCCAAGGGCCTGTTCCACAACAACTGCCGCCACTCACACTCGATCTACCTGCCCGGCATCACCAAAGGACCGGGCAAGGACCTCGCTGACCCCGCAGGCGACAAGCTCCGGCAAACCCAGCGCGCCTACGAGCGGCGTATCCGGGAACTGAAACGCCAGGACGCCATCGTCTCCGAATTCGGCGGCCCGCAGGCCACACAGACCCGGGCGAAGCTCCGCGCCAAGCAGTCAGAGTTCAAAGCCTGGCGCGAAGCGAACGACCGTAAGAACCTCAGCTACCGGACGTCACTGACCGTCCGCTAACTAGTCAGCTACGGCGTGCCAAGGGGTCGCCGCCTTGGCACTACCGCCAAGGAAGCCGCCCAGCTCGTCGATGGGGCCGATGAAGCGCTTACCGCTTACCTCGACCCACGCCGAAGGGCCGTACTGCCGAGTCACTGACCAGGGACCTCCATCCGGTGCGGAGACAACGATTGTCAGGACCCCAGCCCCGGACACCTGATACGCGAAGACGCTCGCGCCGTCGTCCTGGTGCCGATCGAGTTCTTTTTTGCCAGCCAACTGCAGGTATACCGCCATATTCTCCCTCTCTTCGGCCGCCGCCCATCGGCGGGCCGTCTACAAGCGTACCCATCAGCACCAACACACATCCTTGGAGAGCACATGAGCAAGCGCAAGACCATCCACGGTATCGACCCCTACGCCCCGGGCGGCATTGAGGCCCTCCTCGCCCACCACCGCGCCACGTTCGGCGACGCGGTCATGGAGGCCGGTGCCGGTGACCCTGCCCCGGCCGGTGATCCGGCTCCTGCTGGCGAGCCTGCGAGCGATCCGGCCCCGGCTGGCACTCCGGCCCCCGCCGCAGATCCGAAGCCCGCAGAGCCGAAGGCAGCCGAGTGGGACGGCAAGGTCGAATCCTTGCCCCCGGCCGCGCAGAAGATCATCAACGACCTCCGCAAGGCCGACGGCGACGAGCGCGTGGCGAAGAAGACCCTCGACGCGATCCAGAAGGCGCTCAACCCCGACGCCAAGGGCGACGAGAAGCCGACCGCCGAGGCGCTCACCCAGGCACTCAGCGGCAAAGACAACACGATCCGTGAACTTACCGTGAAGCTCGCCCTCAAGGACGCCCTCGAAGCGAACGGGGCGAACAAGCTCACGGCCACTGTCCTCGCTGGTGAGGGCAAACTCAAAGACCTCGACCCGACGGCAGACGACTTCGAAACGAAGCTCGCCGCCGTGGTCAAGGACGCCGTCAAACGGCATCCAGAACTTGCAGCAGCCCGGGCGGCTGGCGCGAGTGGCGCGAACTTCACCGGCGGGTCCGGCGAGAGCGCAAAGAAAGCAACATCTCTCGAAGACGCCATCGCCAAAAAGATGGCCCGCTAACCCTTAGGAGCATGCAATGCCCGTAACTCTCGCCCAGGCGAAGCTCAACGTAACCGACGACGTCGACATCCAGATCATCGACGAGTTCCAGAAGTCCAACGACATCCTGAACCGCATCACGTTCGACGATGTCGTCTCCCCCGCCGGCGGCGGCGCTACCCTGACCTACTCGTACACCCGGCAGCTGACCCAGCGCGGCGCCGCGTTCCGTGCGATCAACTCCGAGTACACCCCGGCCGAAGCCACGAAGGTCCGCGCCTCCGTGGACCTGAAGCCCCTCGGTGGCTCCTTCCAGATCGACCGCGTCCTCGACGGTGTCGGGCAGGCCCGCGAGACCGCGTTCCAGATGCGCGAGCTCCTGAAGGGCACCTCGGCGAAGTTCTCCGATTCCGTGTTCAACGGCGACACCGCCGTGGACGCCAACGGCTTCGACGGCCTGGCCAAGATCCTCACCGGATCCACGACCGAGTACCTGCCGCTGTCCAACGGCACCACCACGGGCTACCGTGACTGGTCCGCCGTGGACACCAAGGCTGAGGCCATCGCGGAAATCGAAGAGATCGACGCGTGGCTGTCCCTGCTCGACAGCACCCCGGACGCGATCTACGGCCCCAAGAAGGTCCTGGCGAAGTTCAAGCGCCTCGCCATGTGGGCTGACCAGTACGAGAAGACCACGGACGCGTTCGGCCGCACGGTCCATTCGTACAACGGCATCCCGCTGATCGACCCGGGCACGAAGGACGGCTCCAACACGGACGTCCTCGCACTGGCCACCCGGGACGCGGACGGCGGCGGGGCCGGCGGCAACATCACCGGCCTCGGTGACCTGTACGCGGTCCGCTTCGGCCTGGACGGCTTCCACGCCGTGTCCACCCCGGGCGCGCTGGTCCGTAACTGGATGCCGGACTTCTCCACCGCCGGCGCGGTGAAGACCGGCGAGGCCGAACTCGGCCCGGCCGCCGTGGTCCTGAAGAAGACCAAGGCCGCGGGCGTGTTCCGCAACATCAAGGTCGCCTAGGCCTGATCCCGTGAAAGCGGCGGGCCAGCCACCATACTGGCCCGCCTTTCCCAACCGCCCAGGAAGGGCATCATCATGAAGATCAAGAGTCCAGCACCGAACTACACCGCCAAGGACGCCTACGGCTCCCTGATCCTTGAGTTCAAGGACGGCGTGGCCGAGGTCGACGAACTGCCCGCCGGTGTGCGCCAGTACCTTGTCGGCGCCGGTTACGGCATCGACGGGGACGCGAGGGCCCCGGAGGTCCCGACCCCGGCCGATCCCCGCGAGCAGACCCTCGAACAGGTCGGCACGGAACTGCGGGACGCCGCCGTGGACCCAAAGCCGGAGGACTTCCTCGCCCCGACGAACGCGGGCAAGCCCGGCGACGAGGGCAACCCGCACGGCCCCAACGTCGTCTCCCCGGAGATCCATGCTTCGCAGGGGGTGCGCCCGGTCAAGGCCGGCGACGTCCATGTCGGTGAGGCCGCGAAGCAGGACGCCGCGGAGTCCGAGCACACCGAGCAGGAATCGTTCGACCTGTCCGCCGACAAGCCCGCCGGCAACGCCTCCACGGACGACTGGCACGCCTACGCCATCGCCCAGGGCAAGACCGAGGCCGAGCTCGACGGCCTGAAGCGTGACGAGATCCGCGACCTGTTCAACTAACCGCCGAGGAGGCCCGCTGTGCGCATCTACGCCACCACCGCTGAACTGACCGACTGGTTGGCCCCGGAACCGGCGCCGGAGAACGCGGCGGGCCTCCTGCGGTCCGCGTCCGGCCTGATCCGGACCGAAACGAAGACCGCCGTCTACACCACGGACGCCGACGGCTACCCCTCCGATGTGGGGGTGCGGAAAGCATTCCGGGACGCTGCGTGCGCGCAGGCGAAGTTCTGGGCCGACCACGGCATCAACCCCTCCCTCGGCGCGGCCGGCGTCGCCCCGCTCGCGGCGTCCAAGTCCATCGGCGGGGCCTCGATCCAGTACAGCACCTACGTGTCCACGGCGGAGGCAAGGGCCAACGCGGCCGGCACCCTCGGCCCGGACGCCTGGTACATCCTCAACGATGCCGGGCTCCTCGGCGGCCAAGTGGTGGTCCTGTGAGCGAGTTCGATGAATTCATGGTCCACGAGGTCACGGTGGACACGAAGTCCGGGGAGGACGCCTGGGGGAACACCACCACCGGCACATCCGAACCGGTGCCCTGCCTGATCGACGACACGGTCGGGCTGTCCCGGACAGCGAACGGTGACACCGTCACCTCGGCCACCACCTTGTGGATCACCGACATGACCAAGAGGGACCTGTTCGCCCCGGAATCCATCGTGCACCTGCCGGACCGGGACGCGACGGTCCTGTCCGTCACCACAGCAGACTCCGGCCCGCTCGACCTCCCCGACCACCTGAAGGTCGTGCTGACCTGATGGGCAAGCAGTGGAAGCACAAGCCGAACAAGGCTGTCATCACCGACGTCAAAAAGGCATCCACCCGGGGCATGTCACTCGCCGCTGAACACGTCCTGGGCGTCGCCAAATCACAGGTCCCCATTGAGGAGCACATCCTCGAAGAGTCCGGGTTCACCTCCGTTGACGGCACACACCACATCCGGGCCGCCGTATCCTTCGACACCCCCTACGCGGTCCGGCAGCACGAGGACATGACCCTGAAGCACGACGAAGGGCGCAACGCCAAGTACCTGGAGAACGCCTTCAACTCCGAACAGGACGCGGTGAAGCAGATCATCGCCGCCGAACTGAGAGGAGAGCTGTAGATGGGATTCCGGACCGACCTCATCACCGGCATCGGCGAATACCTGAACACGCAGAACGTCGGCAAGTTCCCCGGCCCGTTCGCAACGGCGGACACGGCCATCGTCGTCGCGTCCCTGCCGGCCACCCCAGACAAGGCCATCGCCCTCACCCTGTACGACGTCGACAACGGCCCCGGCACCGACGCCATCCTCGGCCTGCAATGCCGCGTCCGGGGACCGGCGAACAACCGCTCAGAGGACCTGAACATCCTCGACCGCCTCTACGACGCCCTCGACGGGGTCGAGCACACCATCTGGGGCGGCATCCCGATTGTCCGGGTCTGGCACCAGTCCGGCGCCGAACTCGGCCCTGACGGCAACAACCGTCAGGAACACACCGCTAACTACTACCTGCAGCTCACCAGAACCGGCACCCACCGGACCGATTAGGAGAACACCATGACCGAAATCACGCCCGGCGTCGTCAGCGACTGGAAGCTCGAAGTGGCTGCCTACACCGACGGCACCACCCCCACCAGCTACACCCCCGTCCTTGGTCTGACCGAGTTCACCCCGCCCGCCGTGGAGAAGAACCTCGAAGATGATTCCTCGTTTGACTCCGACGGCTGGGGCTCCCAGATCGCGACCGGCCTCTCCTGGAAGATCGAGGGCACCGTCAAGCGCGCCCGTGCCTCCCTGACCGAGGACCCGGGCCAGGCGATCCTCCGCGCCGCCGGCAACGGGCTGGCCGAGGACGGGTTCGTGCACGTGCGCATCAGCAACCGCACCAAGCCGGAAGTGGCCCGGGTCGGTATCGCCGATGCGTCGTTCACCGAGAACGGCGGACCCCGCACCGACATCACCTCGGCGGCGTTCACCCTTGAGGGCCGCGGCGCCCTCACAGACGTCACCATCCCGTAACCCCACAAACTCCCCGGCGCCGTTTCCAAGGGCGGCGCCGGGGCCACCACCTTGGACACCTTGGAACCCGCAACCCTTGGAGCATCACATGGCTTTGAAAGACCTCCGGGCAGCCCTCAACAGCACCCACAAACTCCCCATCGGCGGCACCGTGTACGAAGTCCCGCCGATCAGCGCCGAACTCGGCCTCCGGTTCCAGAACGTCATGGCCGTCGCCGCGAAAGCGAAGCAAGCCCAGGACGCCAACACCGAGTACACCCCCGACGAGTCCGACGTCGAGGTCATGAACGACGCGGCGGAGAAGGACCTCTACCGTGAAGCCCTCGGCCCCGTCTACGACCAGATGGTGTCCGGCGGGGTGACGTTCGCCGAGCTGAAGCTCGCCTCCCTCTACGTCATGTTCCACGCCATCTACGGGGAGACGTTCGCGGACGCGTATTGGGCGTCCGGGGGAAAAGCACCAGCGCCGAACAGGGCGGCGCGCCGAACGGCGACCCGGACCCGTACGGGCGCGGCCACTACGACGAAAGCACGGGCCTCTCGGAGTGGTACGACTACCCGGAAGGCCACCAGTCGGGACTGACCTGGGCGCGCCTGCTGGAGCACTGGTCCCTGATCGAAGCTGACCTGCAGGACGCAGGGATCGACACCGGCTCCGGGATCCTCCGGGAACGGTCGTGGCGGTGGCTGGCCGTACGCATCGGGGCGCTGCTGGCCAAGCCGCCGGCGTTCATCACCGACGACGGCCGCCCCATCCCCTCCACCCGGCTCGGCATGGCCATCAACCCGCCCGGCCCGCCCCGCAGACGATAACCGAACACAGGAGGCCCCACCATGGCGTTGAACATCGGCGAACTGGTGGGGTACCTCGACCTCGACGCAGGACCCTTCGAGAAGGCCATCGGCAAGGCCTTCGACACCATGGGTTCCAAAAAGTGGCAGGTCGCCGGTGCCGCCGCCGGCGTGGCCGCGGGGACGGCCATCGCGGCCGGGCTGCTGTCCGCGATGGACAACCAGAAGCTGAACAACAAGATGACGGCGTCCCTCGGGCTGGACAAGAACCAGGCCGCGACCGCGGGGAAGGCCGCCGGGCAGCTGTACGCGGACAACTACGGCTCCTCGATGGAGGACGTCACGGGCGCCGTCGAAGGCGTTATGTCCTCGATCAAGGGCATGCGCACCGCGTCGCAGGCGGACATCCAGGACGTCACAAAAGACGTCCTGAACCTTGCCTCCGCCTTCGAGGTCGACACCGGGCGTGCCGCGCAGGTCGCGGGCCAGATGATCACCTCTGGCATCGCCACGGACGCGAAGAACGCCACCGACCTGCTGGCCGGCACCCTGTCGAAGGTCCCCAAGGAAGTCCGCGGCGACATCATCGACGCCGTCGACGAGTACTCCCCCTTCATGGCCACCCTCGGCATCAAGGGGGAGGAGGCCATGGGCATCCTCGCGACCGCGTCCGAAAAGGGCATGTACGGGATCGACAAAACCGGGGACGCCTTGAAGGAGTTCACGATCCGGTCCACGGACATGTCCAAGGCCACCGGTGGGGCCTACGAGGCGCTCGGCATGAACCAGAAGGACATGACGGCGAAGCTGCTGGCTGGCGGGGACACCGCGAAGTCCGCCTTCGCTGAGATCATCGGCGGCCTGCAGTCCATGGACGACCCGGTCGCCCAGTCCCAGGCGGCCCTCGCCCTGTTCGGCACCCCGCTCGAAGACCTCTCCGTCACCGAGATCCCCAACTTCCTCGGCTCCATCGACCCCATGGGTGACAAGTTCGACTCTCTGAAGGGCAAAGCCGGGGAGCTCGACAGCACCCTCTCCGGCGGGACGGCGAACAGCTTCTCCACACTGCAGCGCTCCGCTGAGACGGCCATGTCGGCCATCGGCACGCAGATGCTGCCCATCCTGACCCCGATCATCCAGAAAATGACCGAATGGGCGCCCATCCTCGGGCCCCTTGTGCTCGCCCTGGGCGCGTTCGCCGCGATCATGTGGGTCGTCAACGCCGCGATGGCCGCCAACCCCATCACCTGGATCATCCTCGGCATCATGCTCCTCATCGCCGCGATAGTCCTGCTGGTCATGAACTGGGACACCGTGGTCAACACCGTCACGGTGATCTGGAGCGGGTTCGTCAACTGGATCAAGTCGGTCATGGACGGCTTCCTCGTCTGGTGGGGCGGCGTCTGGGACGGATTCCTCGGTCCGGTTCTTCATGGAACTCCCGGGAAAGATCCTCGACGCCCTGGCCGGCGCCGGAACGTGGCTGTTCGACCTGGGCCGCAACATCGTCCAAGGCTTATTCGACGGGATCAAATCCCTGGCCGGGACCATCGGCAACTTCTTCCTGTCCCTGCTCCCTGGCTGGATTGTGGAACCGTTCAAGCTCGCCCTTGACATCCATTCCCCGTCCCGCGTGTTCCGTAAGCTGGGCCGCCAGATCCCCGCCGGTCTGATGCTCGGCGTGGGTGACGGGCAGGGCGACATCGACAAAGGCATGGCCGGGCTCGTCACGGTCCCGGACGTGCCCAACATCGTGTCCCCGTCCCTGACCGGGCGGGCCTCGATGGCCGGCCTCAGCTCCCCCGCGGCCGCCGACACCGAACCCACCCGCGGCGGGTTCATCCAGAAGAACTACTTCACCGAACGTGAGGACGCCGAGGCGTTGGTCGACAAGGTCTGGTCGCGAGTGCGGTCGAAGTTCTCAGAGGCAGGAGTGCGCGTATGAGCCGGAGCGTCATCCTCGCCGGGCAGACCCTCCACGGCCGGGACCGGCTCGGGCACTGGCAGGTCAAGGCCATTGACGGGCTGAACAAGACCCCGCCATCGAAGGGTGAAACAGCGGACCGGCCCGGGGCGGACGGTGAGTACGACCTCCCCGTCGAGTACGGGGCCCGGTCGTTGGTCATCACGGGCCGGGTGGTGTGCCGGAGCATCCTGCACGCCACCCGGGCGCGGGACCAAATCACCGCCCTGCTGCGGGTGCCTGGCCGGTTGCAGGTGACCGATCCGGCGGGGACCACCCTGTGGATGGACGTCAAGCGCAACGGCCAGATCAGCGCGGACCTCATCGGCCAGTTGGTCCGGTTCACCATCGAAGCGAAAGCCGTGGACCCGTGCAAGTACGGCGGCACGGTGGACTTTGTCCGCACGAACGGGACCATCACCGTCTACCACCAAGGCAACCACGACGCCCTCCCGACCGTGGTGGTGCGCGGCTCGGCGGCCAACGGGTACCGGCTCAACGGGCCCGGCGGGCTGCAGTACCGGGTCACCCGGGCGCTGGAGACTGGCAAACCTCACAGGATCGAGTTCCGCGACGGGCTCCTCCGGGTGGACGGGAACCTCGTCTCCTCCGGCGTCGCCACCGCCCAAACGTGGCCCGTGGCGCCCGGGCCCGGGACGGACTTCGACATCAACGTCATCTCCGGCGGCACCGCCGAAGCAACGATCACGATCACCGACACATACATCTAGGGGGTGGGCATGGCCTGGACGGTTTGGTCCTGCGACACCACCACCGGCGCGAAGCTGGCCAAGCTGCCGTGCGCGTCGTTCTCGTGGCAGCGGGTGCTGAATTCCGGCGGGACCGGACAGGCGGTGTTCAAGCTCGCGGACGAGGCGTTCCGGGAGATCGACATGCACGACCGCGTCGACCTTGTCCGCCGCACTCTCTCCTTCGAGTGGGACGACGAGCCGGTCGCCGGCGGCCTGGTCACACGGCACAACTGGGACGCGGACACCAAGACCCTGACCGTGAACCACGCGGATCTGTGGTGGTTGCTGGCTCGTCGGTTCCTGACGGTGCAGAACACCACCGGGGTCGAGAAAACAAAACTCGAGCTCCTCAACTGGTCCGTGTCGACCATCGTGAAGAAGGTCGTCCAGACTGGCACCTCGGATCTCCCGATGACGTACTGGTCGGACTTCACCGGGTCCCGGAAGAAAACCTACGACGGGTTCGCGCTGCCCATCGTCGGCGACGAGCTCGCGAAGCTCATCGACCAGCCCGACGGCCCTGACGTCGACTTCCGCCTGATCAACGGCGGGAACGGTGTCCAGTGGCAGATGCGCAACAACGAGGGCTTCGGGACCTACGCCTGGAACATGTCCGCCGCACAATCGGGGATCTCCGGGCTGAACGTGATCACCGACGCGGAGAAGCTGGCGAACAACGTCTTCGCCGTAGGCAAGGGCACCGAGCAGGACTCGATCATCCGGGCCGCGTCATCGCCATCGACCTATCCGCTGTTGCAGACGGCCGAGGCGCATAAGGATGAGGGCGACGTGGCAGTCCTGGACGGATTCGTGTCCGAAGCGCTGCGGATCCACGCCTCCCCGACCAGCCAGTGGAGCTTCAACATGCTGGCCGGCGGCGGGAACGGTCCTGAGCTGGAGCAGACCAAGGTCACGGACCTCCGCCTGAATGGCCAACTGTCCCTGTGGACCAACGGGGACGAGTGGATTCCGCCCGGCTGGCACACCCACCGGCTCATCCGGTACTCCGGCGACCACAAGCAATCAGTGAAGCTCGAATTCCAGCCGACAGGAGGCGCCTAATGGCCGGTCTTGATGACCTGTCCCGCAGTGAGGTCGCGGAAATCCGGCGGCTCATCCGGGAACTCTCGATGGCGGCGCCGCTGCAGAACGCGTCCATCGGCGCCGGCGGCCTGCGCGTCTATGGAGGCGGCGTGATCACCATCGAGAACGGCGGCCTGAAGGTCACCGGCACCGCGGAGATCATCGGCGAGCTGATCGCGACCGGCGTCGTCAACTTCGAGGGAGAGGTCAACATCACCGGCCCCCTCGACGTTTCCGGCCTTGTGACCCTGATGTCCGACCTGGTCGTCGCATCCGGCGGCAAGATCAAGGCCGGAACCATCGAGCTAAACCCGGACGGGTCCGCGAAATTCGGAACCCTGCTAATCGACAACCTGGGAAAGGTCACGCTGCAGAACGACCTCACCGTGGCCGCAGGCGGGAAGATCAAGGTCGGATCATCTATGACGCTGGATCCCTCAGTTTCGTCCGGCGCTCTAGTGTTCTCGAACGGCGCCCAGGTCTTCACCGACTCCACGACGATTCAGGTCTATAAAGGCACGAGCGCCGTCACAGTGGCGGACGGGACCGCGACACTGCAAGGAAACGGGTCCAACTACGTCCGTGTTGACAGCTCCGGCGTCCGGGCCAATGGGCCACTGAAAGCAACCTCAACCGTCACCGTGGACGTCATGAACACGGCACCGGCTGGGAAGACAGCAAACGTCTATTGGGACCCCGTCGACCACGTCCTGAAGGTTGTCCCCTAGCGGATCGTTTCCGGGCAGAGTCCGTCCTGTGCGGCCACGGCGACAGCGAGACTTTGGTCTTGTGCGCCGCTTGCTTCCACGACCTTGACGGCGGTGACGTCCGTGCCGCTGAGCATCTGCTTGCATGCGAGCTTGCCAGCACTGATCAGGATTTCGTCGGCGGGCGGCGTCCCGACCCACCGGAACTTAGCGCTCTTGAGAAATAGGGCGGTGTCTTCCGCACGGGTGGGAGTGGCTGCGTCGGCAGAAGGAACGCTAGCCGCCGGGATGGGCGCCGCTTCGACCGTGACGGTCGCTGTGACCGTCGGGGCAGGTGCTGCCGCCGGTGCTGAGCATCCGGCGAGCGCGAGTGATGCCAAAAGGGCGAGTCCCCCAAGTCTTCCCATGCGCTGAGTGTAGCGAACCACGCACCGAATTAATACACCAAGGCCCCAACTAGGGCCTTTTTTCATGCCCCCAGGAGAAGCCACATGGCCGCAGTAAACCTCACCCTCTACGACATCGGCGGAGGCCACCTCGCTGGAAAGAACCCGCAACTGATCTTCACCCTGAATGACGCGGCGGCCACAGCCGGCGGCGTGTACGTCACCGAGCCCATCGTCGTCACCCCGGGAAGTGACGGATCAGCTTCCTTCGATCTTCCGTCCACAGACCTCATGCGGGACGACAACTATTACAGCCTCGCCGTCAAGTGGCAGGGGCCCGCCGGTGAATCGATCCGGGTTGACTACCCCGACTGGAAGATCCAGGTCCCGACGGGTGGCGGCAACATCGTCGACCTACGCGGCCCCGGCACCAACATGTCCATGGTCTATGTCTCCCTCACCCCGCCGGATAAGCCACTCCCGCGCACGTACTGGTGGAAGACGGATCCGGACGACATCACAAACCCCGCCAACACCGGCAAAATCTACCGTTGGGAGAACATCTAATGGCGTACGGCTGGAAATTGATCGCCGACATCCAGGGCCCTCCGGGTGATGTCTCCCTGTACGGTCCCGGCTGGGCGCCGCAGCGCAACGTGCCGGCCAACGCGGACCTGAACACGTTCAAAATCCCGGGCGTGCACCGGATCACCACCCCGGACACGCAGACCATCAAGAACCTGCCCGCGGGCATCAAGCAGGCGTGCATCTTCGAGAACCTGCAGACCGGCGACGGCACGACGACGTGGTGGGCGCAGCGGATCACCCAGCACGGCAACAACCCTCGCATGGTGTACCGCTCGACCCGGGACACGGCGGGCGGGTGGAACGACTGGGAAGACCTCATCACCGATGGCGGCGACATCACCGAACTGCACATCTTCCTTGCCGTGGGTCAGTCGAACATGTCCGGCCGCGGCAAGCCGTCTGGCGGTTCCCGTGACCCGGAAAACGATCGCATCCTGCAGTACGGTGCGAAGACGGTCCCGCGGGCGATCACCAACGCCACGGTGCCGCTGGACATGCACGACACCGCCACCGGCCTGTCGCCGGCAACCACGTTCGCCCGCGCCTACTTGAAGACCCAGCCGTCCAACGTCGGCGTCCTCATCATCCCCGCCGCGCACGGCTCCACCGGATTCACGTCTTCGACGTCAACCCTGACGTGGACGCCGAACGTCGCCACCGACCCGACACTGGACCTGCCGGCACTCGCTGTCCAGCAGACCCTTGACGGCAAGGCCGCGGCGAAGGCTGCCGGCTACACGGTGAGCATCGAGGGCATCCTCTGGCACCAGGGCGAGAACAACACGTCCATGTCTCAGTCGTCCTACGCCGCGAACCTGGACGCGCTGATCGCGTACTTCCGGGACCAGCTTGGCAACACCAAGCTGCCGTTCCTTGTCGGGCAGATGTCCCCCGAGGGCATCGAAGCGAACGCCGGCCGGCAGAACATCGACGCGGCGCACAAGGACACCCCGAACCGTGTCGCGTTCACCGGGTTCGCCCCTGCCACCCGCAGCGGCTACAACACCGGAGACACCACGCACCTGTCCCGGATCGGCGTGGAGTTCCTTGGCCGGACCTACGTGAACGCGCTGAACGACGCCCGGGGCAACGCGGACCTGAACCCCCGCATGAAAGCCGCCGAGGCATCCCTCGCAACGGTTCCTGCCCAGGTGGCTGCCGCGGTCCCGTCCGCCGTTGCGGACTACATCGCGGACGACCCGACAGTGGTTCAGGCCGCGGCCGACATGGCGGCGAACAACTCCGGGCTGCTGCCGAAATGGAAGCCGAACACGGCCTACACCACGGGTCAGCAGGTAGTCACCCCGGACGGCGATATTGTCACCCGGACCACCAATGGCACGTCCGGCGCGACGTACACCGCAACGAACTGGACCCCATCGGCCACGGCCACGGGGCTCACGACGAAGCTGGACGCATCGCAGAAGGCCGCACCGTCCGGCGTGGCATCTCTGGACGCGCAGGGCAAGATCCCGGCCGGCCAGGGATCAGTCGGGCTCCCGGCTGACCAGGTGGACTACGTGGCCGCCCTCGCGCTCCGGTCCAAGACGACGAAGCTGCAGTTGAAGAAGGCCGACTCGACTGGCGGCATCGAAGTCTCCTGCATCACGGCGGGCGGCAACCACGTCACGTACCAGTTCTACGGGAACGCGGCCGGCGACGACTACCGCGTCCTGGCGAACGTGTGGTGCGGCACGTCCACCGCGACGACGGCGCA